CCCAACCAAGGATGTCTTGATGGTCTCACCGACATTGCGGGCCTCCTCGCCAATAGCCCTAAGCCCAGCCTGGAACCCGCCTGCAAACGTATCTGAGTCAACTGATGCAAGAGTCTCCTGTAGATTCCTGATCTCATCACTGGTCTGCCTGACAACTAGTGCGTCATCTGAGCGGGCATCACGCAACTGGCGCAGATCCTCTATCTGCTTTTCAATACTACGGGTGGTATCGATGCCGAGATTCCTTGCAGCCTCACCAGTCCTGTTGAGGGTTATGTTCAGCTCCTCAAGCTGCCTCTTGAGCGACTCCACGTCCCTGGCCTTGCCAAGCTTCTCGGCCAAGGGGATGAGCTCCATGGTCAGCTCGATCTGCTTCTTGATGCTGTCCTCAGTTATGACCCCAGCCTCACTCATCCTGTCGCCGTAGGTCTTGACCTCACCGGTCAGCTTCTTGATCTCATCAGCCAGGGCCTTTGCAACAGCGGCTTTGTTGAATGCTGTGTTCGCCACAGGGCCGAGACCGGCAGACAGCATGAACTGGAGCTTCTTCAGTGCACTTATCGTGGACCTGATCTTACTCTCAGACTCACCGACCAGCTTCTCGAACACATTCTTCCCGGCCTCTTTGATGTTGTGGAGCTCATCCTCAGCCCTCTTGAGCTCATCGGTCAGACGCCTAATATCATGCGTATACTCCACTGTGGCAGCAGAGCCCGCCTTGGCCATCGACAAGGCATGCTTCCTCACAGCCAACTCACTCTTGAGTGACGAGATACGGGCTTGGAGCTCTGCTCCCGTCTCACCAATTAGCTTGCCTAGCCCCTTGGCATTGGCGTCTGCCTCACCCTCTCGAAGTATCTTTATCTTGGCTATTGTGTCTGCAATGTATTTGTCGAATGTCTTGGTGGACTCACCAGCATCAGACAGGACCTGCCTGTACATCTTGGCCTCGGCAACCAACTTCTCCAAAACTCCAACCATCTCTATACCCTGAGAGGATGCAAACTTGGTGGCGGCTGCTAGATTCCTCAACTTTATTGAAACCGGGTCCACGATATCATTGAGCTTCTTGAGCTCGCCTTCTAGATCCTCCTCTTGCTCTCTCTTGTAGGACGCCCCAGACAGGAACCCAGCCCTATCCCCCCCTAGAAATGTGGATGGAGCCAGACTCCACAGAGACCTTGTTGATCTTGCCGCCCTAGCAGCCGCCACATCCAGAGCAAGTATCTCCTCCCTCAGCGACTTCAACTGCTCCTCAACCTTAACAATCTGCCTCTCGGCAGCCTCTATGGCCATATTCCCAAATGCCGTAGCGGTATCATCCACGGACATCTTGAGTTCCTTATACACATCCTTGAGCTGTTTGGTGGACTCCTTGAGTTCCAGCGACATGCTGCTAGACGAGCCCATAGCCGACTTGAGGACGGTATACCGAACCTCCAACTCCTGGAGATTCTTTATGGTCTTGATCTTCTCTTCATTGTCAAGAATAGCATCCCGGTAGACATGGGTTATGGACTTCTGGAATACCGTCCATGCACCAATCAGGGCAGCGACCGCAGTAGCCAAGGCACCTGTCTTAATAGCCAAGGCACCCATCTTTATACCCAGTGCGCTTGAGTAGGCCATCAGACCTGGGGTGAGAAGGGCTATTGCAGCCAAGATGGGGAATAGGACTGCTGCCGCTGCTGCAGATGCAGAGAGACCAGCGGCCAGTGTGGGCAGGGCCTTGGCTGCTGAGTTGAGGGACCCAACCAGTGAGTTGAAGACCCCTAGAAGAGACTTGGCCGCATCTGCCAGATGGGTCCCCATAGTCACAGTGAGCTCCTCAACTTGGGACCCAGCCACACGCCACTGGTTGGTCAGGCTACCCAAGGTGCGAGCCATGTCGCCTTGGGCCATCTTGGTCTGTTCCAGGATGAGGTTGTAACGAGCAACAACCTTCTGCTGGTCAGTGAGGTCCTTGGACGCCTTGGCCATGCCGGTAGATAGTGCATACTGAGCCACAGCGTTGTCATTGACGAGGATGCCCAATCTCTTCAAGGGCTCAATCTCACCTGCAAGGCCGGCCGACAGCTTCTGGAACGCAGATTCGATGGGGAGGTTGTAGAAGGACGCCATGTCAAAGGCCAACCGGGTCAGTGCCTTGGACATCCCATACGCCTTAGTCTCAGCCAGGCCCATGCTGGACAGCATGACATTAAAGGTGCCAATCATCTTCTGCAGGCTCATCGTGCTGATACCAAGGCTGGCATTCAGAGACTTGACCCACCTGTTGGCAGCACTACTCATAGCCCCCATGGAGACCTCAAATAGGTTACGGGTCTCCTCCGCAGCAGCAGCCATAGTCAGCATACTCTTGGTGGCAAGAAAGGCAGCAGCACCTATAGCCCCCATGACGATGGCGAAGTGCATCGCCACCGAGCCAGCCACCATCATGGACTCGCGCATGCGCTCCTGGATGACGGTCTGGCCGCTCAGCTCCTTGCCACAGTCCTCGATCTCGCGGGACAGGCGATTGTAGTCGTAGCCGCCCTTTCTGACAGTGGGCAGCAACTTCTGCATGGTCGATATCTGGCTCTTGATGTCGGACTCAGTGCGGCCAATAGCCGTGCCCAGGGAGCTGACGGACTTCTGGGCAGTGCCACCAAGCGAGGTAGCCATCGCAGTGGATGTAGTCTTGGCAGACCCCTGGATACCCTTTAGCGTGGTCTTAAACCGATTTACGGCAGACTCCGCCTGGGAGGTGTCCAGGGTCAGTTTACCAGTTATTGCACCAACTTCCACGTTAGCCTCCACCCATCTCCTTGAGAGCATTCCAGTTCTCACGGACGACCTGTGTGTACGTAGTGCCACGGCGCAGTGTATTTATGGACTGCTGTACCCCGTTTATATAGGACGAGTACTGAGACGAATCCATCCATGCACTGCGTGCTGCATCCATCATAGTAAGCCTCTTCTCCAACACTTCAGCCTGGGCCAGCCGCGACCATACATTAAGGTCACGGTCATCAAGCTGAAGCAAATCAAGGTAGTGGAACAGCCCAGGGAAGGCCGCTGCAATTAGCCGGTAGCGCTGGCAGCGGCCGTGGATACGTTTCCCTGGTCGTCCCCACCACGAAGCTGCTTGGTCAGGATATCCGTAAGGTTCCTGACAGCGGCAGTCTTAATGCGAACATCAAGGTCATCGAAACAGCTGACCTCCACGTTCAGGATGATGCCCAGCTGCTCACCCAGCTTCTGGCTGAGATCGGGTACGGTACCAGACTCGTCGGCCTCATCGTCGGCCCCTTTGCTGATCTTGTCAAGGACCCCCTGCGTGATCTTCGTCACGGTATAGGGCTTGCCCCCCATGACAATCTCAATCGGCTCAAACATGCTGTCGATGTCTATCTTCATTTCATGTCTCCTCCCCTATTGGGGTAATCAAGGTAGTTAATCCCCCACACGGTATCCGGTGGTTAGGGTTTAGTTCTTTCAGTCTCCAGGGCCATATTAGACATGCAGCGGCCCAATGCCCCAAATGCGCTTGGTGGCGACACCACTCGTGCGGTCGGCATATCCCTTGAACAGGAACTTATAGACCCGCTGCCCGGTGGCATCATAGAGCAACTCAAAGTCGGGCCGCGCACTGGCTTTCCAGATATGCAGCCACTCACTGCTGGTGGTACTAGCCACCCCATCGACGATGGGCTTGAGGACGAGCTCGTAGGCATTGTCGTACCGGCTGGTGCCAACAGACGCCTTGACTGAGATCGACCCACTGGCCACATCCGTGCCGGACCCTGAGCACCCTGCCAGCAAGGTATTCAGCGAGGACAGGCCCATGCGCGTCAGCGGGACCTCAGCCTCACACGTATACCCAGTGATGATATCATCAACACTGGCGGTTCCTTCCTGGTCCTCCATCACAGGGGTGTCTTCCTCAGAATAACGGAATTTAACACCACCATTGGTGACACCCAGATCCACACTATTAAACAGGATCTGGCACGGACCCAAATCCCTTACAGGACCAATTGATCCACTCATTGTACTTCGCCTCCTTTAGTTAAGCTGTACCTGCATCAATATATTGGCTGTAAACTCATGCCTGCCCCGTTCGTCCTGGCCGAGCCACGCCGGGCCAGATATGAGCTCTGCCGCTCCGATAAAATATATGACCCCACTGGTAATAGTGGGAAGAGTTATACCTGCCTTGTCAAAGCCGTGGAACAGGCCCACCACAGCATGGTTGTCGTCCCTAGCCTCCTCATAGGAAGTGGAACGAGTCATGATCTGGATAGGCACCTCGGTCTTGCCTGGGATGTAGAAGTCATGGGTGGCCCCAGTCCGCTCAAGGATAGTGATACACCTATCCGGCGAGTTGGGGCCGCGGAACCCAGAGAAGAGGATATCCCCAAGGGCGTAGGCAGGGATCTGGTCCTCGATATAATTGACGATCTCTCTAATCATCCCCTCAGGTACTCCCTTATGACCTGGCCTACAATATCCATGTACTGCTGCTTGCGCTGCACGAGCTTGGATTCAAGGAATTTAGGGCCTGCATCAGGGTGGCTCCAGCGGCGGATAACATGTGACCCATCCCTGCGACTGCCCTCATGCTGGTAGGTAGCATATGGGGTATTGAACGCCACGATGGCCTCAATCTGCTCCCCTGCCTTTATGCCTGTCCTACTTATGGTGGAGGCTGGGGTCCCATGCCCAACATTCTGGGATACAGACAGCAGCTTCCTGTTAACGAAGACACTGCCGGAGCTGCGTAGACGCCCGGGGTTGATGGAGCCAGTCTCCGTATAGCCTAGAGGCACAGCTGGCATATCCATGATGGCATCAGACATAATCATCAAGCCAGCCTGGCCCACTCCATCAATGGCGGCCTTACCAATACCAGTGCCGAGCACAGCCTTGAGCTTGGCATTGAATGCAGCGAAGTCGATACTGAGTCGGGTCTGCGCCATCAGATAAACACCTCAAGATATCTCAGCGTAAAGTCTATCCTATGCTGGACAGTCAGGATAGGGTAATCCACACTAGAGATCCGCAGGTAATCGTTGGGTAGCAGGACTGCCTTCTTATCGAGCAGGACCATGGCCTGAGATATAACCCGCTGGCCCGCCTGATCCGTGATGAGCCTCTCGCCCCACTCAATCCTCGCTGAGAGCAGCGTCAGGCCAAGAGATACATTCTCTCCGTACTTATCCACGACCGGCCTGACCCGGCGCACAGCATCGAATAGGTACGCTCTGATCATTAAGCCACCCCCACTGACCGCGTATTGTAGTCGTTGACCCATGATTGGAGATCAGTAATGCGGCCAAGTTTCTTATCCTGGTTCTTGTCCAGCCACGCCTGGGCCTCCTTCTCAGTAGTCACTGTAGGGGACGCCATGGACAGGGCTGACAGGGCATCGTATGTGCCGCGCACCTTGAGGGCCACCTCGGGGGCTGGCACCAGCGAGCACAAGCAATGTGGATGGCGTGGAACCTCACTGGTTTCCAGAGGCGGGAAGTCGGGATTGGTCCCCGATATGGAATACACCCTGCCCATATGGGTCTGACAGATCGGGCAGGCATCGGGGTGCAAGTCCACCTGGACCAGATCACACCCAAATTCAAGGCACGACATAACAGTTCCATTGCTGGATGCCTCGCGCAGGCGCGTCCTAGCCACCATCCCACTGTAGTATTCAGGGGTGTAGTTGCGGCCACCCACGTTGATGTAGCGGCTGTTGCCCATGGCCACGCGCAGCTGATTCTCGATCCCCCGCTGGATGGTGCGGGACTCGCCAGGGACAATGACGCCCTCGGCAATGGACTTGCTGATGGCGGCATCCCTGACCAGGGTCTGCTGGGTGGCCCGGACGTACCTGGTAAGCTGTGTCTTCATGTTCTGGTTGGCGCTAAGCAGGTCTGATGTGGCCTGGTCCGCCAGTATCTTGATCGCCCTGCTGTTGAGCCTGTTGCCGAAGTTTATCTCGCCCACGGTCTGGCCGAAATCAGCCAGGGTCTGGGCCGATGCCATGGCCCCGCGCTTGTATGAATCGGGTATCGTAGTGGTGGCCCATGACCGGGCCTGAACATTAAGCACCGCGATCTCGGCATCCACCTGCCGCAGAACCTGCTCGAAACGCCATCTCTGGTAATCGGACAGGGTGCCAGCCAGGAGTGATGTGAGCCGGGCCTGGGCAGACGCATAGATACTCATCAGCATCTCCGCGTCCCTTGCGACGAACAATCGGGCCTCGGCCCCCTGCAGTTCTTGGAAATCACCAAAGACCATCAGATGGTAGTTCCTTCGTCCTCATCGCGCTCAAGCTCAACAATGAAGGCACTTGAGGAGATGGCATGGCCGGACAGCATGGCCTCGGCCATAGGGCTAATAGGCACCTCGACTGTCGAGCGCCGCCCAGCAGCCAGGGTCGGGTGGCCCCTGTACGTCTCCTTGACCACCCCAGCCATAACCACGCCCATAGTCCGCAAATCTATGCGCGTGTCCAGCCCATCATCCTGCCGAAGCCTGAACAGGGCCTGCTCGTACTGAGCCATCTTCATGTTGGCGTCGGCTACTGCAGGGAGGGAGAACCTATTACAGTTTGACAAGTCCAAGTATGCAGTATAGAGAGCAGCGACCTTCTCGGCCCCAGAGGACCATACCTCTGAGGCACCCAGACGCAGCACCATATAGGCATCAGCCTCGGCTAT